ATATTGTGATCTGATTGTGAGTTATTGTCACCGATGGAGTTTACTTTAAGGAAGCCCGTGTTGTTTTCATGTGTGTCGATAACATAACCGGCGGATACAGTTCCGTTTGCTCCTGCTTTGTATTTGTTTCCGATTAGCGTAATGGTTTCACCACACGTCTGATTGGTTGCATCAATAAAACTCTTATGGTTGGTGAGATAAACTTGGCACCCCATCATGAGCAGGTTGCTCTTTGGTGATGAGAAAATCACACCGCGACGGTTGTCTGCGCGTCCTTCTTTGTCGGTTTCGAAGTAAACTCCGAAGCAAGCTACGGAAACACCAAGCCCCATATCGATGCCAATTTCGTAGGATTCAATGGAGCCGCCATGTATGGTCATCATGGTTGCTTCGGTAGCTTTGATGCCGTATTTGTATGATTTGTTACCTTCGTCTGCAATAATGTGCGGCGATTTGATGGTTAGGTTGTAGCAGTATTCAGCGTCAATGGCCGTGGTGTTGCCCTGGTACTTCACCCTTTCTACTTCAGTGTACCAGTTTTGCTTAAATTTGTTAGCCAACTTCCAATCATAAAAAGCGCAGTCTCTGATAGTTACATAGTTAGCACAATTAAGACCAATGCAATTAGTACGGGAAGGACCAGGCCCATCAAAACGCAGATTAGTAAAAGTATTACCATACTTGCAGCTAATACCATTACCGTCCCTAATATCAAAGAAAATAGCAGAATTCGGTGAATTATCACCCCAGGATGCACTTGAGCCGTCCACCCTCTGATCAGGCAGAAATTCAAGCTCCGAGGTTACTTTGTAAATTCCCTTTGGGAAGTATATATGTCCGCCCTTGCCAGCAGCAGTAATTGTTCGTTTGATAGCTTCTGTGTCGTCCGTAGAGCCATCACCTTTCGCGCCATAGTCGGTGACAACATGGTAGTAGCGATTTGCTTTTGACTCGGCAAGGGTTTCGACACGATTGATATCTTTATCTAGCTGTAGTTTAAGCTTGTTCCTTTCATCCGCAATAAACGCGCGAAGAGTATCATTTAACTCTTTAAGATCATTCGTAAGCTTTTCGCGAAGTTTATTATCAGTTTGAGTGATGTTGTTATCAATACTAGCAGACAGAGTATCAATGTATGCTTTGTCATACATCAACAACTCCGGCCCATTCATCATAGCAAAATGAATAACGCCATTAACGTCACTCACCGTGTGATGTACGAACTTGTTAGTGAATTCGTCAATTTGCTTAGATACACGGTCACGGAATTCGATGATCTTTTTATCTTGAGTACCAGCATAGGTAATGAACTCATTGATCTTGTTTTTCAGCTGATGCAGAATCTCAAGATAAGTGTAATTATCTACTTTAGTGAAAGGTGTGACGCTATTAAACGGCCCCCACTCACCCATGAGCGGCAAAACTGGTTCACTCATACCCAGTAACCTCCAAAATATTGTGCATAATAAAACATACTATCATCGGGAGTTAGGCTTTCACCACTGCTCCACACCTGCATAAAAAGATCATTCAACGACATTACGATATGCTGATCGATATTCATATACGACTCAAGATACTCGCCCAAGAGGGATGCGATAGAGCCGCTACGGCCGTAACTAGACGCAGTGCTCCCGCTAGTTGTATTACTGCCACTGGTAGAGGACGTGCTCGATGTATTACCTGTTTTAGAATTACTATCCGTCGCCGCAGTCGCATAATCACCTGTTGCACTCAGCATTTGCTGAGGGAACGATGAGTTTACATTACGGGAAGAAGCAGTCCCAGTTCCTTTAACGTTTGCTGACTGCGTTCCACTCGTTTCCGTGTTACCGCTGCTCGTGTTGTTGGTTTCATAAGTGCGGAAAATATCTTGAGCATTATTGATCGCAAGATAGGCCTTATTCATCATGGGCATGATAAGCCGCATACGCTCTCCTAGAGCATAGAAGAACATATCCGCGGTTTCATAACCTATCTCTTCAAAATAATAATGATCAATAATTTTCTTGTTCAGTGTTTCACGGTATTCTTCCGCGAAAATAGGGTAATCCTCAAGGCCTGTTTTCACCTCCAGCGTTTTCGCGTATTTCAACGCGTCCCGCAACTCCATCGTATATTTCGCCATTATTCACTTCCTCAATATCTGGAAGAACCTCTTCTTCAAACGACCATTCAACCGATATATCCATTCCAAATTTATCATTAATTTGTTTACAAGCCATATCCCTCGACTTCCACATACTCGCCCGAGCAATAGCAAGCTGCCCATCACGCGCCCCCGCTTCATCACTAATCATCCGTTCAGCCTTGGTCTCATTTGTTGAGTTAATACCAAGGAAAGTAAGGCAATCCCTCCAGATAGAATCGCGCTCATCACGCAAATGTTCTAGGTAATCCGGATTTACCGAAAGGTCTAGAACTTTAATTTCATCGTTTTGAAGTAGAGCTTCACCACCATAAATAACAGGAGCGCCGCGCTCAATATCGCGCAAAACATTATCGTAGGTTTGCCGCTGCCCAGGTGGGCAGGAAACAATCCTCGGATTACGCATGTTTTTTGCGGTAATATCCAGAGTCTGCTCAATATCCGAAAGGCGCGTGGCGTAATCGAGATATATTAGTTGGTCGTGCATATGCGCGAGGTTGTGCCATATGGGTACGCAATCTTCGGCATCAATGATGAGGCCGTAGTATTTACCGTAACTTTCGGTTTGGTATTTGAAACTGTTCCCGTAAACATCGTAGTCACCGATAGGATTAGCACCAACACACAAATATTTACCGTAGCGCGCATCATAATAGAAAATACACATACCAGCGGTATTCAAGGTGGATTCAATGTATCGTGCATCAACAGTATCTGGAAGGTTGTTCCACGTAAAACGCGTCACAGCCCATTCCATTATTTTCCCTAGATACATATTGATACGAATAGTATCTAGCGATGCCGCTTTCCTTGGTACGAATTTTGCTAGGGTATCTCGAGGGTTGGCCATGACGGCATGAAGGTCGCCAAAATTACTCATAGTACAACACTACCTATCCCACCAACTATTTCATTTTCAGCAATATCAAGATCATTAATAAATTCCGGTTTGCGCCACACGGTTGTTCCTTTAAGGAATATACCCATAATAGCTTGCTTATACACCTCAGGGCAATAAAGAGTCTTTATAGTAACATCAGCAAGCTTCCAATATGTGAAATTAGTCATTGGGTTAATATTTTTAATATTCACATAACGGTTAAGAGCATAACCATAGCGCAACCAATATTCTCCGAGGCGCTCCACGGCTGAATCATCTACCCTCTTGAAACGGAAGTTCACCGTCATACCTTGCTCAAGACATATAGTAAGGAAGTCGCCTCCGAGCTGCCCAGAGACGGATGGCTGCAACATTTTAGCGTCCTGCACTTTTGCATTAATTCCAGCAATGGTGTTTGCATGATCGCCAGCCGCTGTTGCTTTTGCAAGAGCAAGGTTAGCGTCAGCTATTCCTCGGCTAAGATTATTAGTAATATTATTATTAGCAGAAGCGGAATAATTCTGTATCCCAAGATTGCCACTAATCTGGTTTTGTTGAATAGCATTATCAGCAATCGCATTGCCAACGCCCATCACTCCAGAAAGCGCACCCCCAAGTATATTACCACCAGCCATAGAAGCAATACCATTAACGCCTGCATTAATACCATTTTGAATTGCTTTATAATTAGCCGTTTCCGACGCCAGCCCCGCTTGCATGGTGTTCGTATGAATCTGAGTATTCGTGCGCTGATTATTAGCATCAATACCAAGCATAGAATTACTGAAAGCGGTATTCGCACTCATCAATGCCCGCTGCTGCGCCCAATCGGCCGACTGGTGCTGGAACGCGATTGAATGATGGTTACTAGCCAGGTAATCAGTGTACGAGTCGTTGGTGATAGGCAACGATGGGAAGTTCATCACCATAGTAGATGAATCAAGATAACCACCAACGTATTCGCTTGTAGCGCTACCTCGAGCCCCGTAGTTAAGCGGGTAGATTACCACTCTTGGGTTGGGCGGGATGACACTAACATTAACAGATACACTATATTTACCAGAATTAAATAGTTCTGGTTTCAGGATAATCGGTGTGCCAGTATATGTCGTCATCTCAATAGCAGCATATGGATAGGTAGCAAACTTCATAAGTTTTTTATACCTATCAGGGATATGCGCCATAAGCTCAGACGTAAGGTCTTTTACAATATCATAATAATATATAAAAGTACCTTCATACAATTTACCAACATTCGGGTTATGATCAAGGAATTTTTCTGGAGTAACGCCCCGCATATTGCGATAGGCGGGTACTAGATAGGCGCCATATATAGACTTCGATGCCCAAGGCACCCTCTTCAATGCAGTCATGACATCAGCAAAAGAATCAACACTGCATCCCCATAGATCGGCACCTATAACAACATTAACAAAAGTCGAACCTGCATTATCGCGACTCTTATTATAGAGTTGAATCTTGGTGCCGGGGCTAGTTGAAAGATTCGGGGAATCTATACTTCCTGGATCTACGCTTAGATCGGCAGATGAAATAAAAACAACTGCTAGATCAGATAGCTCATTCTGCTGCTTAATTTTATGGCGAATATACTTAGTTTCAACCATATCTGAGCCGCAATCAAGCCCCTCAGGAACAAGAAGATTCTTCAACATATTAGGATGAGCCGCGTTAGATACTGCAAAAGCATAATGCGAGCGCTCCACGTAGCAGCGGCCAAATTTCATCCCCCACCGGAAGCTATTCCATACATCAATTTGAAGATGAAACGCGGTTGTGTTAGGCGCTATATGCTGCACGCCCTTGATGAAATAGAAAAAATCATTCGGTGTATCGGAATGTGTGAGTGGGTTATAGACGTGGATATAATTATATTTATATGCTTGTGCAACACCTATGTTAAGATGAATATCTTGCTCGGGCCGCACGTAAGACAACCGATCAAATTTAATCTTTGGTCCTGGACTTATGGAAAGATAATCAATCAAAGATTTAGTATCAGGAAAATCAACGATATTATTATATTGCGCATCCCACGGCACATTGCACAATGTAACAACCGTGCCTGGCGTCCATACGTCAAAAGAAAAAGACGTACCCGCAGAAGAGACTTCCGCGGGTACGTCAGATATGTAGCTACTCATGCACCAATATTATCAGGTTTCCCTGTGGTGAGATCATGGGCACCGCTAGCACCAAGCCCAAGGACAATGCCCTTCGCAATACTAGCTGACACATTGCCGATACCGTCTACGAGTAGAGTGAAAGCAATACCTAGAAGAATGGCCAATACTCCGTTGAGAGCTTTGGGTAATCCGGCCTGTTTGGCAAGATTTACTGCTGCTACTACGGAGCCTACAGTTGCTAGTTCGATCATTTATTCGTCCTCAAATATTTCGTGTAGTTCGGGTGGATCCGGGGCTTCAGGTTTCCTGTATCGATAATACATATCTATAAGTTTTCTGAAGGCACCCCATAGTATTTTAAGCCTTGATTGCTCGTGTTCGAGTTTCTTTTCAAGATTCCCCACCCTGATGAGAAGCTGTGTAAGCACGGCCCCCATCAGAGTGAGGATTGCTATAAGGAGCCCTTCAGTAATTACTGGGCTCATTATTAACCTACTTGCTGAGTTTCTCGCTCACAACATCAAGTTGTTTAACAACTTTATCCAAAGCGGTAGCAACCATGCCGATACGGGAAGCGATAAGACTCATCATAGGATTATCATTCAACTCCTTATGAAGCTCCTGAACAGTCATATCTTCAACATTCCTTTCAACAGACGACATAAGAGGGGAGTCGTCAATAACCCCAAAACTAGAACCACGCAGATAGAAGTGAATATGGTCCATGTGAGCCGCAGACTTATTGCCGTAACCGTAATAAAGCCGCTTCCACGTTCCCCTACTTGGATTCCATGAATACGCGTAGCCATCCTGGTATGGCGAGAAAATAATCCACTTCAACCCGATAGCAGAAGCATTCTTCTGAGCCCAAGCACACAACTTTAGTGCGTTAGCCAACTCGATCTTAGAAGGAGAAGCTCCAATATCAGTGACCATCACGTCCAAGGCGTAACCTGAGCTATGCTCATAGTTCCTATCCTTACCGTTGGCATCATAATTCGGCGCCCCTTTACCCTGCCCGAACCAGAAGGTGGATGGTAGGACCTTATCTAGATGGCCAACAAGCGCCCACACGGCTGTGTGAGCCGCGCCGACGCCCGAAGTACCGTTCTTGCGAGCCATCAACATCAGTGCTGCTTAACCTTAATCCCATAATGCTTAGAAATAGAACGAGCATCCTCAACCTTAGCGTCCACACCAAGATCAGCCCAATTCTCATTACGCCCAACATGCAACACACCATCCTCAGTAACATAAGTACGGTTGCTAGACGATGGACTCATAGACCAAATAATGCCATGGTTGCCCAAAAGCTTCTGATCATCGACCAGAATATCTGCGGATAGCTGATAGATGTGACCCTTGAGAACCTCAGTAACGGCATTACCAGTCTCCGGATCAGTAATGGTCAACGTCTCCCCCAGACCAGTAACGCTACTCCGCATCATATTCGTCTCAGGAGTAACTTCGTTAGAAGTGAACAGGATAGCATTAGCGAACAGAGAAGTGCCGAAAATCTGGTGGTGATGGAACACGCGGTTCTCGTATAGACCGAACTCGTTACGAACCTTACCGTTGCGGATAAGAGTATCTGCAATAACGAAGAAGTTCTTATCAACAAGAGCGGCCTGGAACCCAGGAATGTTGAAGTGCTCCTGCATTCCCTCATGCACACGGAAAGGAATCTCAGCCTTATCGATGTGGAACATGTAAGCCAAGGCTTCAATATCGATATTAGCGCGAGCCTCGGGAGTAAGGAACAAATGAAGATCACTAATCTTAGAATGATTAGCAACCTTCAACACATTGAACTTACGGTTAAGGAAACCCAACGTAGAAGCTGCCGCCTTGAACGCTTTCAGGGCAGCTTTAACATTAGCCTCAGGAGCAGCAAGTGACGTGATATCAGGAATCTTAATCTTGTAGAAACCGTGCGCATTCTCGTGCTCACGGAACAAGTTCATCGTGGACAGGAACTCGTCCTGCTCATCCGCCGACAGCGGAGAAGACATGAACGCCGAGATAAGGGAATCAAGCCCGTTAGGCTTCAAGAAAGCTCGCCGAACAACAGCATCACTAATGCTGATAGGGTAGAACTGCTGGCGATTGGTGCTGTAGAACGACTCTTCCACCCGCGGCAGGCGCCGAGCAAACATCGACTCGTAGTCAACGTCCTGCTTCCACGGCTGACCATTGATGATGTCTACATAAATTTCACTGATAGTGCCGCCAATAGCAAGTTCGCCCCGCTTGAACTCCTTCAGCGGGTTGTTCCAGATAACACCGCGAACCTTCTGCTCAGCAATAACGTTAACCAGAGTATCGAGGAACTCGTTGTATGCAGGCTCATAGTTCATGATCTTAGAGCCAATCTGCGCCATATTGGCCTTGTTCACGTCCGGGATACGAGACTGGTAATCAATCGACGCGTGGCGTCGAACGTAATCAAGATACAGGCGGTTATAGTCTTTAGTCAATTTGTCCGGCATTATTCACCCCTCAACATAGCGAAAAATTCTTCATCTGCAAGTTCCATAGCTTCCTCTTCTTTTTCAGGAGCGGCAGGAAGCTGGCTATTGAAGGCTTCGCGCACCGACTCGAATTCAGTACGCAAAGAAGAAATTTCAGAACGAAATTCCTCCATCATCTTCATAAAATTCTTAGCATACTCAGCTTTGGCTGAAGTATCTTCTTTCTTTACCTCACTCATTGAGGGTACTTCATCACTCATTATATCCTTTCAGCGTGCCGGTAGGGGAGTTGTCACACTCTCACTATACAGGAGACTTATCAGGTCCGACACCCCGCTATAGCCACCTACCGGCAACAAAAGCATCATAGTTTAAGTTCATACGGTGTGTCAACAAGAACTGTTCCACCCTTGACGCGCTTGGCACGCAACTTGCCTTGGATTACATTACCCGGATAAAAGTCGGCGAATTTAAGATCATTGGCAATATATTTTGGAAGCCCAGCAATATGAACTTCATATTTATTTTCCTCCGTCAAATCAATATAAGCTTTCGGCCTCCAATACAGTCCATAGCGGAAACCGTATTCCCGCTTACTAGCGCCAAGTTTTGTTGGATGAATTTCCATTGAATAATTTACCGGCTCACCCAAAATATGGTGTGAATCAGTGTCAGCATAGATGAAGCGATCATAATTATTCTGAGCTATTGTAATAGTTTTTAACCTTGCGTAAGCTGTAATGAATACTGAAAGCGGGGTATAGATTGGTTCTTTAACTTCCTCTTTCCCTTCTAGAAGCTTAATTACTCCTTCTTCTGTTAGCGTTGGATATTTACCGATCATACGCGGCCGGCTAGCGAATTTACCATAAAGTGAATTAAGATGCAGCTTCGCAAGGAGCCGTTTGCCACCCGTGGCTTTTTCTTTAATCGCCATATAATGATTAATATAATCATCGAAATATCCTGTAGCTGAATGGAAGTAAAAGCCACCATTCCATGAGAGAATGTTTATATCATAGTGCTTCTGCCACAATTCAAGATCAACACTAGTGACAGACATCGTTTCAGGCTCAGGAATATGCTCAAGATATTCCGTGCCCAAGAACAGAGCGTGGCCTTTAATTTGAATACATGGAAGATGACCTTCTTTAAGATGCGCTGTGAATGTTATAGAAACAATAAACAGCATGTCTTTATCTGGTTTACCGTCAAACAAAATAGGATTGCCATATGGTAGTTTGTTGTACATCATGACAGATGGATAGAGTGAATTAATGTCATACACACTGCCATTAGACCATATCTGTTGCTCGCGACCCTTCTTCAAATACGTCCAGCCGCCACGGTAAGCCCAGCGAATTTGATCATCTAGCTCTAGAGGAAGAATAGGGTAGAGGGTGTCGAATTCCTTCCTCATCTTTTTGTAGTTCTCAAGACTATCTGACCCAATAGTCATCTTTGTATCGCCTTCCGCATATACCTGCGCGAGCGCTTGAGAGACAATAATGACGTCATTAGCTAGATACTCTACTTCTTCGTCAGTGAGTTTGTGCCCTACTTCCCTGTTCTCGTGGTAATCTATCTCCAGTTTGTTCAAGGAAAGATTGAATGATTTAGCTATATTAGCTACGCTCATGTTGAGCTTTTTGAGGCTGTCGATAAAGGTGATAAGTTTCCCGCTTGGGAATTTTACTTTTAGAGAATAGTATTGCCCCATATTTGAAATTAGGGTAGAGAACTGTTTTGGAAGGAGTGCTTCATCTTGGTTGACTTTATACCCGTTGTTAAGTAGATAAGAGATAATAAAGTCGCCATCGAAAGCTAGATTGTGGAAATTTATTTCCTCATAATTAGTGCCCTCAACATATGAAATAAAAGACTTAATGTCCACACCATAAGCCATATCATCCTTGCAACAATCTGCCTTAACAGGGACAATACCCCAAGCCCAAACACGACAGTCCTCCGGGTCAGTAGTAGTTTCAAAATCAGCGACGGCGCTTAGTTTTTCTTTTACTTGTTTTTCTTCCAGATTTATTTTTCGGGAACGCACTTTGAACCCAATCTAATTGACGAACAATATCCGGCACATTCTGGCGAAACGCCTCAGTATTATAAGCCTCAATAACCGCTTCTTCGCCACCACTCAGCCATTCCATAACAATATCATAATTCATCTTCAACGCCCGGGCAAAATTCGGATCCAAAGACCACAAAGCAATAACCTGATCGTCAGATAAATCTTGAACTACGTTCATAAGCTCCGGAGCAACCATTTGAATCATGCCCTCAATACTCGATCGAAAACTAGCCGCTTTCTTTCTACGTCCTTCAGGGCTAGCCTCGAACTTGTAAGCCTTGGTAAGTTTGTCAAGGGCATCCTCACTATTTACCTGCTTCGGGCTCCTGTGGAACTCGTAATACCCCACGGGCGACGGAAGCCCCCTAATGGGGTGTTTAACAACAAGAAGATCGCGTTCCTCAGCAAGAGACTTGAAAGCCGGATTAGATGAAGCAACTTTCTTAAGTTGCTTATTCATGTTATAGATGCGATTGTTTCGAAGTTTCTCGGCTTTCTTATATTCAGCCCACTTAGAACGATGAACATGAGAGCCGTTAGCAAGTTGCACAAAATTATTAGAAACAGAATTAAAAGACTTCAACCCCTCAGCATGTTTCTTAAGCTGATTAATATTTAAAGTCTTAAGCTTTGCCGCAGGTAAAATGTTGGGCTTAGCAAATTTACGCTGCGAAACGCCCTGCTGCTTAAAACGAAGAAGCTTACGCTCAGCGGTCCTCTGGTAACGCAAAATATCATTAATTAGATCATTCTTAGCCATAATAGAAAGGCGCGCAACAAAACTGCTGCGCGCCTTCCTCCTTTCTACTTCCTAAACTTAGCTGACATGTACTTATTGCCGGACTTTGCTTCAACCTCTGTGATCATGCAACGAACGGGGAACGCGTCAAGCTCATCATTAGAGCACTCATCAAGATATTCAGTAAACTGCTTATGGATTACTGAACTAGTAGTAGTAACCGTCGCTCCGCCTTCAGTCAAGAAAACAAGTTTGTTAACCTTAGTTTTCTTGTTGTTACCGGGGTACTGCACAAAATCAGTATATTCGGAATAATCGGTAACTACAACTACTTTATTGAGATAATCCTTCTTTGAAATAAAGAAACTTTCGAAGGGGAGAATTTCTTCGCGTGACAACATTATTTACTCCTTAAATCAGTGTAGGCTGTTCGTACTTGAAGACGGAGGGGATACCCTTCCAGGAAACTACCTTGGCAAGTTCTTCAAGAGAAATAACTTGCGCAAAGGGCTTACGCTTATGAAGTTTGCGGATAACAATTTCACCTTTATCGTAACTTAGGTAATAATAATAATCTCCTTCAACCGTGTAATGGAGGGTCAAGTGGCGGTCATCGACAGCATAGATGTGATAAGAGACAGTAACGTCAACGTTGTTTTCAAAGCATTGTTCATAGAACTCATCAGCATCGAACCAATTAAACATGGTATGCCTTTCTTATGAAAGCAGGAATTGCGTTTGGCGGGAGATATCGAGTGAGTTTATTGATATCACATTTAATTAAACGGATACAGTTTTTCTCGCGGATGTATAATTTATGAGTTACTATATTGATCTTGACGACGACATCGCCGATGCGGTATTTCAAGTTTGCTTTATAGTAAGAATTATAAACTTTGAAGGAAAGACGAATTGCGATAGAGTGAGTATTACAATAATTTATAACTTGAAAACAATCCTGCAATTTACCTTTCGTCATGGCCGTAAGCCTCCAGCACTGAGAGCGGTAAAAGGTTGACATCAATAAGAGACGCAACTTCCTCAAAGGGGAGATAGGGTGTACCTCGTTTTATAGATTGTTCAACAAAGGTTGTTTTATCGCCAATTGATTGAAGATCAATAGACAACCACGTATTGGGGGCAAGCTCATAATCTAAGCCGCCATTGACACCGTTGTGAGAAATAGTGGGCCAAAATTTGTGACGGATGCCGTATTCTTGACAGAGATTATGTTTTTCTTGAATCTCACTCAAAATTCTTCGACTGTAGTGCAAGAATCTGCTCCTGAGAATAAATACCCGACATGAGTAGAATATCATTAAAAGTGATAGTATAGAATTTACCTCTGACAAGCATGACGTATGATTCGTCAG